AGCCCCAAGCTCTCTAAGCTGCGTGTGAATACACCTTCAACGCCAAGCAATTGATCAAGGCCGGGGAGCTGTAGCACTGTGTCAACATCTGCAATCATTGACTGCGATTTCCCGATAGCTGACACTTGGTTCTCCATCTGCGCCGTCTGATCGAGCAGCACCTTTGCTTCCGCAGGCTCAATCAAGCCTTGCGTCATTGCCGCGACGATCGCTTGACGACGCTGCGTAGGATTGAAGCCTTCGAGGCTCATGCCTCCGCCCATGCCGACGCCCATGAGCTGCGACATCATCTGGCTGCGTTGCTGTGCTGCGTTAGCCTTACGCGCCTGATCTGCGCGCTCTGTAAAGTCGCCAAGCAGTGAAGCGACCATTGTACCCTCTTTACCCTGTAGCGCGCGTCCTGCGTCGCTGATAGCGGCAAACGCAAGCATCCGGCGCTGCGTCTTGGTTAGGTTGCTGTATGGGTCGTCTTCTTGCGTCATTGACGCGACTGGCTGCGCTTGTGCGCCCTGCGCCAACATCGCCTCAATGCCAGCATTTGATAGTGGCTGCGTTGTCCCGGTGACTTGCTGCGACACTGGCGCATCAGGCGGTAGGATTTCGCTTGGTGTGTAGGGCAAGTTTGCTGTCGATGTCGGGGCAGCTACGGGTGCGCCCGATACGCCAGCCGGCGTGAACATGCCGCTTGTCATCGTTTGTCGTGCTTGCTGGTCAAGCTCATTCACTTGCGCAGGAAACATCATGCGCAGCTCTTGCTCTGTAGCCATGTCACCGGGCACGGCGTCCGTTAGGTTGAAGCGATCGATGTCTGCTTGTGTAAGTCTATAAGTCGCCATCAATACTTCCTCTTATCTGTAACTAAACGGGTTGGTTTGCATTCCTTGGAACGAGCTAAACGGCCCGATGCCGCCCATGCCTAATCCACCAAACGCCTGCAAGCCCATGCCAAATGCGCTGTATGGGTCGCGCGTATTTGTAGTTTGCGATCCCGTTGCTGATCCTGTCGTTGTGCCGTATCCTGTTGGTATGGCTCCAGCGGCACCCGTTAATATGCCAAACTGTGTGAGCGGGTAGTTCATGCGTGACATATAATCTTGATAGCCGACGTCCAAGCCTTGCTGCGCAAGCTGACGCTCAGCCTCCCCTGCGCCCATCTGAGCAGCCAAGATAGCTTGTTGCGTTTGCAATCCCTGCAATCCTTGACCAGACAGTAATCCAGCGGCCTGCATGCGCTGCGCGTCTTCCGCCGCCGCACGCTGCACAGCTTGCGAATAGCCTTGCGCCTGCATCTGACCAAGTGTCTGACCCATCTGCGCCTCAAACGCACCTTGGCGCTCTCCTTCGTAAACGCTGCGACGATCACCGCCAAATGCGCCGGATTTAATAGCTTGAGCTTCTTCGCCAACACGCGCCTGCGCTCTTTGTCGCTGCAATGCTGCCATTGTTGGGTCAATTACGTTAGATGTATACGCTTGTGTATACGCCGAGATGTCTGCCTGACGCTCCTCTGGGGTGCGCTGCGCCATCCTACGGTAAACATCAGTTGCCTCCCCGAACTCAGACGGCAGCGTTAAACCGCCATACCCTTCAAGAGCTTCTCGTTGCATAGGTGTCATTGCCGCAACTCGCGTGCCCTCGTATGGCGTGAACTCTGTAGAAGCGATATCTTCGGCCATGGGCAGGAGTGTTTCGGTTAGAAACTTTTCCTGAAACTCTGGCATCCTGTTTTCAGATGTAGTGTTTGATGTTTCGTAAACTGTCGTTGATTTGCTGCCCACGACTAAATCTCCATTTCAAAATGACGATGTGTTTCCACAAAGCCGTTATCTGCGGCAAAGCGCTGAAACCCTTTACGACCGTCAGCTTCAATCGCAGCAATATTACCGCGCCTGCAAACTTCTCGAAGGATATTTAGAGCTGCCTTCATCCAAACCCTCATATCTACGCCGCCCATAAACTCTATGAAAAGCGTTTCTCGCTGAGGGTGCCTAACTACGGTCGTCGTAAATGCCGCTGCAAGCGTGTCCTCGATGTACACATGCCAGAGCAAAGAGCTTTGATCTAGCAAATCTTCAATCACGCATTCAACCGTTACGTTTCTACTGTACGCGTCAATTGACGGGCGTAGCATTTCCAGCGATTTATCTAGCGCAAGCTCGACGTCTTCGATGATAGGCTCGACCCGAATGTGCGATCGTTTTTTCAATTCTACAACATTATCGCCCAAACGTGAACCCTATCCATGTAAGCGTGTGATATGCAGCGTTGTGGCCGGCGCCGCTGGTGAGAAAGCTGTAGCCGCTGACGCATCTAAAAAGCCTGACGTGCTGTCTACCGCCCACATAACTTGCAATTCATCACCCGCACTTACATCAAACTTAGCTGAACGCGAAACAACCTGCGTGGCATCATTCTGATGCAGTGCGTAAATGATTGTGTTGTTTGCTGCATCTGTGCCATTTAATCTAGGCCAAAAGTAAAACTTCACTGTGCTAGACGACGTTGATGAAATCTGCGCAGAAAACATCACTAGATATTCGCCTGCTTCGTCAAACACGATTTTACTGCTATCTGTTCCATCGCGGTCGATCCCGACATTTCCACTTGGCGCGTCGTACGTTATTGCGTACGCCGTATCTGCCGCTGCGGCTGTTACATCCGTTGTGCGGTAGAATGACGCGTGACCATCTTCTAAGACGACCTGCACGAACGCACCGTCTTTCGAACCAACTGGGTACTTGTTCTCGCGATCCCACAAAATAACGCCATCCTCCGACGGGTTGTCAGCGTCGGTCTTAAATTCAAGTTTGGCAAGGTTACTCTGCAAAAACTGTGTAAGCTGACGCCCACACTGTGCGAGATCTGGGCCAATGGGTGGGAGTATTGGACTTGGCACTAGCGACGCCCCCCAGCGGTAACATCAACGCGCATGTCACCGACCTTCCAGTCAGTAGGCCGGTTGCCCTCAACACGCATCCGCATCTGACGCCCGGTAAATCGTACGTCGGTCGGGTTTGATGGCGTAAATGGCCCGTGCGTTGTTTCTGTCCCGTTCGGATACAAACGCGTCTTGAAAGTGACGTCGACGTCGCCTTGCGTGCGCTCGTCTGGGATCAAGCTCGTTACGCGCGCGACCTGGTCACCAGATCCAATGCGGATAGGTCCGCTCTCGGCAAACACGTCAGCGTTGTTAAAGTTATATCCGACTTCGTGATCGTAGATGTCGCTGTCTGCGTCGTGACCCGCCATGAACGGGTAGCGAAACACGCCACGCTGAACGCCAGATGTGCGAGACAAGTCACCGATTAGCCAGTGGTTTTCTTTGTAATCAAATGCAACGTATCGATCGATTTCTGTGCTATTAGATGAACAATAGAACCACCAAATCTCGCCATACTGGCCGTTCGCCACCGACCACACCTTAGATTGTTGTGCCACGTTGAAGTCGCCAAAAACATAATCGTGCACGTCGCACGGGAGCTCGGACACGCTATTACCATCAAAACGGAAAAAGCCGCGCTGCCCCATCCAAAACACACCAACATCAACGTCGGCGGCAGATTTACGCGAAATGCCACCGCATGATGTGCCAACGCGCTGGAAAGCGTAAACATATGGCGGACCTGAGTATCTTGCAGAAAACGCATCAACGTCGGTGATGATCAGCGTCTGGCCGCGTGTGCGAATGCCTTGCATGATCTGGCCATTCGTCTGTAGCTCCTGCGATCCTGCCTGGTTTGTCGTTGACGGCGTCCAAGTAGTGTTGTCCTCGAAATCACACCACTGCACTTTACGACTGTTTCCACCCGCGCCCAGCGCAAAGATAAACCGCTCTTCGGTCACGACTAGACCAAGGTTGCCTGTTGGCGCATTGCTGATCGCTGCTGCATTTGTTGCTGTATTTAGCTGCCACTCTAACAAACGACCATCATCGTAGTGACAACCAACTAGGTATTCACCCCAGTTATCTAGAGACCATGTTGTGGCCTCTAGCAAAACGCTATCGTCATTCGACTGAATAGGCTGCCCGTAATAACCGTTACCATATGCGCCACCGCCAAAACCTGTATTCGTTGCCGCATCTTCGCGACCCGTTGCTAGATCGCTTGGCGTGATGTCGGTCAGTGTACCCGAACCCGTCATCACTTTTAGTTCGCTATGCGATCCACCCGCCAACCATGCGTTGCCATTCTGCGCTTCCCATGTGTGCATCCCGCGCACTGGGTTTGTAGAAAACGATGTCTTGCGCTCACGCCAACCACCTATCGGACGCAAGCTGTTGTCACGCCAACGCACCAGCGATCCGTCCCGCCAACGCCCTGCCTGTTCCAAATCCGTCCCGTTTCTGTAGAAACCTGCGGGGATGTCTAGCGGAATAAGAGCCATTTATTGACGCTCCTTATGAAATGGTGCCGTATGCTGTGACGTTTCCTACGACTTTAAGGTTCCCAGATGTATCAAGCTCCATTTTGGCTGTGCCACTGTATTTTATAATCAGCTTATTTGACGAAACCTCAAACGTCCAATCATCTGACCCGTTATCTAGAGCAAAGCTATTTGCAGTTAAAGCCGCATCAACATCAACTGCACCCGTAAAATTAGCGCCCGCAAGAGCCGCCTTTGCATCTAATTGCGTTTGCACATTTGATGTTACACCATCAACGTAATTAATTTCTGCTGCTGTCGCGGTAACGTCTGTCCCGTTTATCGTAAGAGTGCTTAGATCCGGTGCAATGGCGTTTGTTCCATCTGCGTTGTCATTTATTTCATCAACGATTGCGTCCAACGCCGTGTTAATCGTTGCACCCCAAGTGTCTTCAGAGCCGCCGACTGTGGGTTTAGTAATGCTGATTGCCATGTTCTAATCCTTTGTTAACCGCACAATACCACGCTACGCAGCGTCCGTCCATATTTCGGTAGGAATTGCCTGCTCCGTCCAAGTCTCCGCTCCGACGAAAGGTTCTAACCAGCCACGCACCACAATATCTCCACCTGTGTATACATATACACCTACCTCTGCGGCGATTTTGACTTGTATATTAAATGTGATGTCACGACCTGTAACAGTATATGAACCATTTAGCGCATTTACAGATCTGCCCGCAACCAAGGTAACATCTTGCTCAGTGATCGCATAGCTGCCGCTATCAGCATCGACGTTCATGGCAATCAATGTGCCAACATCTGCACCTGTTAGCGTGAATGAACCTGCGGCAAAACTTTCGGAAATGCCAAAATCAATTCCTACACCCGTCACGGTAAATGAGCCATTTTGTGCGCTTATGTTGCGCCCGATACTTAGCCCGAC